GACCTGTTCCAGTCGGTTCAACCATTGATTCTGTATAAGACTGTGAGACTTTTTCAACATCGCCGTTTATGGGAACATATGATGAGTTGTTATTCAAACACTTGTAAACACGATTTTCGCTATTGACAACGTAAAATGGGTATGTCGTGGACTTCATCTCTTTCGTGTCATCCCACTGATCAACAAGCATCCCTCTTTTCCAATCATAGCGCTTAACCACCATAGAGACATCATTCGGTGATATCTTCTTCATGAAAAGAATGTTGTTACGTATATCAATATCGTTATAATATGCTTCGTTTGGATCTGAATTCAAAATGGTGTCATAATCTGAATCCGACAACTTTGCGTATTCAACTGAAGTTATAACACAATCGCAATATCCCGAATCGTTTGCTTTGGTTGTTGTCTTCTGATAAATAACATCCCACGGTTGAACTCTACCTAAAAAGTAGTAGTAATTTCCCGTTTTATAGAAAATATCGTCCAAGAAAAATTTTGCCAATCTACGGTGAAATTGCGGTCTAAAAGTACTCACGATAAGTCTCTGAAAGAGTTAAAATCTTTTGGTGGTATTTATTCACTGAAAGACGATAATCTCTAAATAAATGCATATGTAAGCACGAAATTTCGTGCATAATAAAAGGAAAAGTTTATATGACTACAAGTTTTCTATCTCCAATGGTAGATATCACTGAAACTGATAATACTCTTGGAGTTGCTTCTGTAGGCACGTCCACGGGTGGTATGGTCATCGGAGCGGCTTGGGGTGAGGTTGAAACACCTACACTCTGCGCTACTGAGGCTGATCTCGTAAACTACTTTGGAAAGCCGAACGACAAAAATTTTAAATCTTGGTACACCGCTTCCAACTTCCTTGCATACACAAGTTCCCTGTATGTGGTACGTGCAAATGCAAAGGGCTTGAAGAGCGCCAATTCAACAGGTGCTGATTTCGTTGTATTGAGTGACACAGATTATTCCGAAAAGACGGATGATGAAGAAAGCAACGCATTGGCTGACGTTGGTCAGTTTATTGCCCGTTGCCCTGGGTCTCTTGGCAACTCTTTGATGGTGACTTATGCTGACGCAGGCTCATTCAATTCTGATTGGGTTGTGAACTACAGTTATGTTGATGACAACGGCGAAACCCACACAGGAACGGTAGACTGCTATCATCAGTTCGCATATGCACCAAGTACATCTCCATACGTTGCAGAACGTAATGGTTCTTTCGACGAACTGCATCTTCTCGTTATCGATATCGGTGGTGAGTTTACAGGTACGCGCGGTGCTATTCTTGAGAAGTATGAGAACCTTTCCAAGGCAGTTGACTCATGCGGTCTAGATGGTGATTCAAACTATTACAAGTATGTTCTGAACACCAAGTCTGAGTATGTTTACTTCGCTAACCTCCCAGAGGATACAGAACAAGAAGACGATGAAGGCAATCCGCTTGATCCTATCCCAACAGATTTCGGTCATAAGTGCGCAGACTTCACTTTCCGAAAGATGGACAAGTTCTATTATGGTGCTCTTTTCGGAGGCGCTGACGATTACAATTTGACTATCGGAAACGTGCTTTCTGCATACGACACAATGAACAACGCCGAACAGTATGACATCTCCCTCTTCATGACGGGTGCTTTCCATCCTGTAGTCGGTAAGTATGTGATTCAGAACATCTGCGAGGTTCGTAAGGACTGCATGGGATTCGTTTCCCCTGTAACAGTAACGAATGCTACAGCGCTTGACGAAGAAATTGCTGAGAGAACACGTATCCTTGGAACGGTTGCTTCTGACGATGCGGCGCTGACAGGATCTGAACGTACGGCACAGCAACGTCTCCGTAGTCGTACCGTGTACTATCGTAATAACTTTATGAACATCTCTAGTTCTTATGGTGTTCTCGATAGCGGTTGGAAGTATCAGTACGATAAGTTCAATGATTGCTATCGCTGGGTTCCTCTGAACGGAGATATCGCAGGATTGTACGCTCGTACATCAGATGACGCCGCTCCATGGTGGAGTGCGGCTGGGTACAATCGTGGTCAGATTAAGAACTGCGTGAAGTTGTCCTACAGCCCGTCCAAGCCTGATCGTGACATCCTCTATCCGTTGAACATCAACCCTGTTGTTACGTTCACGGGTGAAGGTACTGTGCTCTATGGTGACAAGACCATGCTGACACGTTCTTCTGCTTTCCAACAGACTGCCGTAAGACGCTTGTTCATCTACTGCGAGAAGATTCTTGCCAACGCCGCTAAGCATCTGTTGTTCGAATTGAACGACGATATTACCCGTGCTACAGCAAAGAGTCTCTGTGAAACGCCGTTGCGTGTTGTTCAGGGTTCTCGTGGTATCGTGAACTTCAAGGTTGTTTGCGATAGAACAAATAACACAGACGATATCATCAACGCAAATCGTCTTGTTGTTGACCTTTACATTCAGCCAAACCGTTCGATCAACTACGTCTCGCTGAACTTCATTGCCGAGGCTTCAGGATCGTCTGTGTTTAGCGAATCTGAAGGCTAAAAGATTTAACCTCCTTATTTGATAAGTTAAACCCCCATAGGAAACTATGGGGGTTTTCTTTTACTTCTCGTTAATCGGCTTATCGCCGTTTAGGTCTTGCAACATTCGATAAAGGCTATAAAGAGTTGTGCATATCTTGTTATCGACATTTTCAATTTTGCACTCAACTCTTGAATTTCCATCAATAGATAGCATTTCTTGCATAACTCTCAAGGGATTTGCCTTAACATTTTCAGAGGATGTCAGCATACCTTCAAAGCACTTTACCATGCCTTTAGACGGGAACTCTTTGTAATTGCCATCCACCTTCGCAAATTCATGGCGACCAAAGCAATCTTTGAAATTATCCTCCAACCCCTTTGGTGTGGAAATCAAAACAACCTTCTCTTTGGTTATCCTAGGGATAATCTCATTCTTCAGAATGTCTTTTTCCTGTTCGGTATAGTCCGCATAATCATCCAACACGACCAAAGCAAGTTTATCCGTGCCATTCCGAAAATACGTAGAAAGACCTGACAGAGGAGTCACCCAAAAAATGCTCTCGTTCTCAAAGATCGTCGCTACAGAATCATAGAACATCGAAAACGTTGACTTTTTCGGCTTAATCTCCGCAGGAAGGCTATCGAACAGTTTGTTGAATTGCAAACAAACACCTCGTTCCCTAATACGATTATGTGTCACAAAAACAACATTCTTGTCTTTATGGAACATGATATACCAAAGGCAATAGCCTAGCATTGAAATTGTCTTCCCAGACTGTCGAAAGAGTTTGCACATCGTAAACTGATTCTTGTCAATGGCTTCAAAAAGTCTCTTCTGATACGGAATATCCATGAATTGAGAAAATCCTGAGGTATTGTCAATCCTAACACAATCCCTCAAAAACTTTGACGGATCTTTCTCCCAACTCAAAATTTTTTCAATATGATTAAAATCAAATGGCATACGATCTCCTTTAAACAGGTATTCTTGCCCAACACTTGACATCTTTCATTCGATATGACATAGGATGCCAAGACTTTCCATTCTTTTCGACAAAGGCACAATCAGTATCAACTATTCCGTCTACCGTTTGCACTAAAATTGTCTCCTTATGGTTTGGGATTTCCCAAGTATTATACCATTGCAACATCGATCTTGTCAAATCTCTTGCCGTTTGCAGAGACTTTAAGATACGGTCAAGTTGGGAAATTTCTTCTTCAACTTCCTTTGGCAAACCACGAGGATATGAATCGTTTTCAAAAATATCCAAGAGGTACTCGTGTCTTTTCTTTAACGCTCTTTGCAGATACCTTATGTCATCTCCACAAAGATCTATAACATAACTTCTTTCCTTCAAAATAAAGCCTTTCAGAACTAATTCTCATCGTCATCATCGGAAAACACTATGCCCTCGCCATAATTATCGCCAAATTCGGACATGTTCTCCAAGATATCGTTCTTAGTATACCAATAGCAGATCGATCTCACGAAAACGAAAAGAACGACGGCAATAATACCAAGCCAAACAAAAACACTCATCTAAAATCCCTTCATTAAAGAACACCCTTTCTGAACGCGTCATCAAGAGCATCCATAGCGTCAATCAGGCA